GTCACAAAAATATTCATAATAATAGTATACCACTTAATTATTCCAGTGTCTCATAACACCAGCAACAATGAAAATGTTAGTAATGAGATAAGAGATAAAGATAAAACTGCGAATAAGGCATACCGCATTATCATATTTTGCAGTTTTATTATCTTCGAAACTTCCCAAGGCATACTTCCATATCCTCCAATATCTACGCATTAACCAAATTCAGAATCAGGCTCTAATGCAATATAATACTTAAGATCTATATCCTGATGAGAGAAAACAGATAGTAATTTTTGAGATACAACTACATTATAAGACCCTGGCAAGATCTTAATATTCTCTACCTTAAAGTTAAATGAGAATGTTGAATCAGTCTCACCAACTACAATAGAGAAATCATTAGAAGTATCATTCTTCTTATCTCTAACTACAATCTTAACAACTCCATCTCCACCTACTACTGCCAAATCAGGAAGTTGGTATATTGAAGCTGCCTTAAGTAACTTATCCAACTGTTGTGTTGTTAATGCAAAAGATACATCTTCACTAGGAAGTTCAATATTCTTATCAGGTGGAGTTACAATAACATTTGGATCAGCAAAGAAATACTTTGAACGCATCTTGCCTTCACGAATAATAGTATATCCTTCATTAACAAAATCCAATTCAGGATGTTGGTGAAGACTAAGACCATTTAAGAACTGATTCAAATCATAAATTCCAAAATCTCTAGGAATCTCTTCATCAATAACTGCTTCTGCTAAAATATTCTTCATCACTGATATAGTTCTCAGAGAAGAACCTTTCTTAAAAAGAATAGATTGATTAATAGTTGAAAAGTTTTTAAGTAAGTTCAGTGTTTTTTCAGAAAGTTTCATAACCACGGGTCGGAGTTTCATTGTTTGTATGTCCACTAAAGTAATAAAGAAGTAGACAATAGTGCATTGCCTTTAGTATATCACGTTTTGCTTGTCCTTTTCTATCATACCTAGCAAGATACTTAATAGCATTAGATCTACAAAAAGATTCTGCATCACCTACAGACTGAATCAAATCTAATGTCTGTGTATTGTTTTGTTCTGAAGTATAATGTCCAGAATATGTTGAAGAAATATAATCTTTAAGGTCTTTAATACCAGCATCTTCTTCATACTTTTGAGACTTATACTCCAAATTTGGTTCTGGTTTTTGAATCACTTCTTTCTCCAAAGATCCTGCTCTTCTTCTTGTTACTGTTTCGCCACCATCAGGAGATTCATAAACCCAAGGCGGGGTTTCATCAGAATTGAGTGATATATTTAAACTTTCTGCCTGAGGTTGATAGTAAGAACATTGTTCTGGATATAAACCACCATAAGCAATATCAGATACATCCCTGCCAGGAACTTTTTGTTCATTATCTTTTGTCATAATAGGGTAATTCTCATCAAGTGTTCCATTAAGTACGTCATAAGCTAGGCTCCATGCATTTACCATATCATTAATTCTCCTCTTTGTCAACAGTAAGTTCAAAGTCGGCATCAACTTTATCATATAGTTCTAAGAAGGACTGTTTAGTCTCATCATCAAATCTATTGATACATACTTGAATAGCTTTCTCTTTCTTACCAAAGATAGAATAAGCACGAATAATATGTACAAGTCTTCTTGTAGATATTACATCTTCTACTCCACCATCATAGAAAGTTTTACGAATAATATCTGACCAATCACAAAGTCTCTGACAAAACTCAGAATCATTAACACCAACAGTAGAAGCAACATTCATAAGAATCTTTTGTTCTGATGCAGGGCCAGGATAATCTTGTTCAAATGTTACTGGGAATCTTTCAAGGAAGGCTTCATTGAGCACGTTAGTTCCAATAAACCGTCCGTCGTCTGAACCTTTACCTTTAGTGTTCGCTGTTGCGATAACGTTGAATCCTTTTTCTGGTCTGACGAACTTTCCGATTTTTTTAAGGAAAACTCCTTTACCTTCAAGGATGGACTGGAGGCATAAGATTTTGTTTGAGGCGAGGTCAATTTCGTCAAGGAGCAAGATAGCTCCTCTGTTGAGAGCTTGAATAACTGGTCCGTCATGCCAGACTGTGGCGCCATTAACAAGACGGAAACCGCCAATAAGATCATCTTCATCTGTTTCAATAGTAATGTTTACACGAATTAATTCTCTACCCAATTGAGCACATGCTTGCTCAACACCAAACGTTTTACCATTACCAGATAATCCAGTAATAAATGTAGGATAGAACAATCCAGATTTAATTATATTCTTAACGTCAGTAAAGTTACCAAACTTTATAAAAGTACTATCTTTTTCAGGTACAAGATTTTCTACTTGTGGTTCTACAGCAGGAGAACTAAAAGACTTTTCAATATTCTCTACTGCTTCTGTAGTTACTTCAAGATTCCACTTACCTTTACCAACTTTATACTTTTTAATTTTTTTAGTTACTGTTCCGTAACCAATACCATTCATAGCAGAAAATGCACGAACGTCAGCAGTTGTAAATTCTGTACCATATAGTTTTTTCAAACCATCAACAGCTTGTTGTTCAGTCATTTTTAATTCAAAGGTCATAATATTTTGTCTTGATACACATAGTATACCAATAAAAAAGGGGGCATATGCCCCCTAGTGTTCACTTTGTAAACTGTCCTATTTCTTAACTGGTGCAGTTGTTAACTTTGCACTTTTCAGATGATCTGCCATCTTATAAAGAGGATTGCCATCTTTACCCTTCTTATCCCTATTTTGCCAAGCAGGAGTATTACCTTTCTTGTCAGCATTAGTCAAAGTACCAAGTACTTCATTAAGTTCTTCTTCACTGAATAATCCAGAAGCTTTTAGTTCTTGAATAAGATCATCAGGATTCAATTCATGAGAAGCTGCAACTTGTTCTTTTTTCTTATTTCCACCCATTACAGTTGAAACAGCTTTTTCTGCTGCAGCCTGTTTAAGAGCAGAACCAGCAACTTTACCAGCGACTGCTTTAGCACCACCAGCGGCAGCAACTTTAGCACCACCAGCTGCAAGTGCTTTTCCAGCAAGAGGAGCAAGTGCAGCAAGTGGAGCTAACTCATTAACTTGTTCAACATCTTCTTTAACTTTCTTCTTATCCTTTGGATTTAAAGACCTGCCTTTTGAATCATATCCCCATTTAGCATCTTCTGAATACATTGATGCATATGCACTCATCAAACTATTGGGAGTAGCAGCAGAACCATACTGAGAACCACCAAGTTCCTCAGTTTTCTTCTCACCTGTAACTGACATCCCTTGAGATATCATATCTTTCGAAACTCTATGATCCATTTTTAACTACACATTTTTTAAGTATTTAGTTAAGCAATTAGTTCTACAAATTCACTCAATACTTTCTTATTCATCTTTTTAGTTTTAAGAGACTTAACAAATGCTCTTTTTATTTGAGCTTTAGTTGCATCTTCTTCAACTTCAAACTCATCATTATTAGATAAATGAGTAGATGAAAGTCCAAAGTACTTATGATATCCAGAATTATCAATAGAGAATGATTTGTTCTTCTTCCAAACTTTATTAATCTTTTCAAATTGATCATTCGACCATCCACAATATCTACGAATGAAAGAACCAGCATCTCTACTTTCAAGAACACGAATACCAATGAAATTAATATTAGGAAAATTATCTCTAAGATTTCTTAGAAGCATTTCACTAAATCCATAATACTCATAAGGCATTTTATAAGTAGTTCCTATTTTTCTATCCCTAAGAAAACAATCACCATGAACTCCACGAGTACCTAGATATGGTTCATCTTCCCACTGTCTATGTACAATACGATGATAACTTAAATGACCAGCCTCACCATCTGTAAGAATTACACATTGAACTTTATCAATTCCATTCTGTTTCTTGAATTGTGGAAGAAGTGAATGCAAAGCAAGTAAAGATTCATTCAATGGAGTACCAGATAGATTTAATCCAAGAGGTGTTTGATAACAAGTATAGTGATTAAAATTATATGCTAAACGAAATATATTTTTCATCTGATGTTCTAATGTCTTTCCATTAGTCTTATGAGTGAAAAGATTTAGTAAAGAAAAGAATCCACTTACTTCAAATAATCCTGCTTTTGGTTCATATGAAAGTTGTTCACCATCTTTTGGATAGTCACCAGTAAAGGCATAAACTTCAAATGGTATTTGAACTTTCTTACAGAACCATATTAGATTATATAACTGTTTGATAGTATCAAGCATCACATGATTCATTGATCCTGACCAATCAAGAATGAATACTAATCCGTGGTTTTTCCCATCAGGAACAATCCCAACCTTCTTAAAAATGTCTTCATTGAATCTATACGTATGAAGCTTTTTTGTATCGAGGATCCCAGTGCGATTTGTACTAGTACGAGCATAATTGTCAGCTGCTTTCCGACATTCAAATTCTTTAACAAGGTAATTGACCTCCTTTTGTGCAGATTTTTTGAATTCATTAAACTTCTTGTCAACTTCAGAGATTACTGATCTATGACGATAACCATAATAGATGTCTTCATCTTTTACAGTAAATGCTGGCATATCTATATCATCAACCCACTGTTCATCACATCTTTCATGTATTTCTTCATTAGATATAATAACTCTATCTAGGTTAAGTTTAGGTCTTTCGACATATACATTCTCTGCTGATCCTTGATCAACTAAATCTTTTAATGATTCTTCAAGAGCCTGAACGGTTTTAACTTCAGGTTCTTCTTCTTTTTGTTCATCTATACGACTTGGTTTATTTTCAACAGATTGTGTTTGTGTTTCAGTTTTTGATTCTTCATCTTCTAATTTTTCTTCCTTATCAGTTTCCTTTGTTTCAAAACTATAACTAGGAGTTTCTAAATCAGCAGGATCTGTTCCTTCTCTTTCTTCTTCTTGTTCTTCTTTCTTTCTCTTCAATTCACCTTTACAATAATTATAAAGAAGTTCAGCAACTTCTAGAGTATCTTCAAATGTCTCACATAGATTAATTTTATTAATAATATCTTTTTCACAATCATCAAAATATATGTCTAAAAAATTTCCTACCTTAAAATATAAATTAATACGATCAGCAATATTCATTTCATCAACATTTATATCTAAAACATTAAAGAAATCTTGTTCATGCAATTCTTTATAGGCATGAAAGAAAGTCTTTGAAAGGCCAGGATATCTACGTTTAATTAATTTTTCAATTCTTGCATCTTCAACTATATTCACAAATGATAAAGGAATACGTCCTTCAAAAGACCAGTCATTAGGAGTGTAAAGAGCATGACCTACCTCATGACCAACCAACATATCATATACATCATTACTTGCTTTCTCCCAGATAGGAAGAGTTAATACCCTAGTATCTACATCAAACTGTGCAGTTTCAACATGTTTATGTTCTACTACAAAATCTTCAGTAGCAAGAAGTTTAGCTAATTGTGATTTGATTTCTTGTTTTACTGCCATGTGTTTCGTTCTGTATATACACATTATAAGACCCCCGACGAGGATCGGAGGTCTTTAGTAGACACTTTATCAACTGTCTACGCCTTTCTCTTGCAGAACGTAGTGCCTGTGGTTTAAGTTTTCGTTTCGGTGGTTTACCCGAATTGTGTTGCCAATTAGAAATTCTCATTTTGTTCCTTGTATCCTTGTACCATTCTACTGAATCCTTTGATCTTCTCAAATTGTATCATACTCTCAAACCTATCGTGAAGAGCTTGTTTGTGGGATATGACAAACACGTTAGCATCTTTTATAACATACTTAATAATCTTAAGAAATTCCTCAGTACCCATACCATCAAGAGAACTATCAAATACCTCATCCATAATAAGGAGATTAGTATTGACTGAATTCTTAAACCTAGCAATTTCTCTCCATGTGAATAGAAGTGCTAAGTCAATTCTCATCTTCTCTCCTTCAGAGAAAGAAGCATAAGAAAAATCTTCATGTATGGGAGACTGAATGGTTTCATTAAACTCCTCATCAAGTTTAAAATTAATATAGAAGTCCATCATCCTGAGATACTTATTAACCTGTTGGTTGATAAGTG